TCTTGAACCACCAACTGAAAATTCTAAAGCTCCAGCAGGATCATCATTGGTAGCAGTCATGGTTGTGGATGTACCAGCATTATCTGTAATTGTTATGGTGCTGCCTACTGCAATATTGGCTGCATCTGAAACTGTAATTGTGCAAGTTGCTTGTGTATCAGGTATTGTTCTTTTAACAACAACCCATAATTCATCTTCATCAGCATCTGTTGGTATTGTACAAACACTTTCAATTAATCCATGAGAATAAGTCAGACTATCATAACTTTCATGTGTTCCAGTAAAGGTTCCACCTATTTCATGCTCATGCCAACCAACAACTTTTTGTTCTCTTTGATATGTCATACCCACCATTTTTCCATTTGTTAAAACACACCAAACAACACTATCTGGTTCTTTTTGATATGCTTGTTCTACTACACCAGTTTCTGTTATATGTTCTGCAAGTATAGTTAAATCTGGTGCAACAAAAGAATCTGTATCATAATCATATACCATCTCTCTTAACTTTCTTTTTGCTCTTTGAGTAAAAACTGTAACATTAGAAATACTTAGTGGATGTATTGATGCACAGCCATAATTAGATTGTTTTCTTATTTCAATATTTGTAGGTGTTAATGCAGAGTCTGTTCCTCCACCTTTTGCTATAAACTCTCCACCCATTGTTCCAATTAATAATGATCTAGTTCCTGCAAGCCATCTGATAACATTGACATGGTCAGATGCTATTGCAAATATCATTGCATCACTAGCATCAGTTCCTGCTTTAAAGTTTTCATAATCTGCTGACTGACTAAAAAATAAAGATTGTGGTTCTGTAGCTGTTGAACCAAAAACTAATCTTTGTTCAAAAAATGTAGCAGCAGCAGGATGTCCTGTCGTATCTGAAAAAGCTCCCAATGACCAATCTGCTGTACCACCTGTCCCAGAAAAATCATCTTTAATATCAGCTTTCACAACAGTTGCACTTGTATAGGTTATTATTTTTGCATAACCAGAATCAAAAGTAATTAATCTTCCTACATCAGTTGAAGCAAAAGTACCACTAGATGCTGTTATTGTTCTATCATCTCCTGAAGTATGAGATGGTGTCATGGTTGTTGCTGTAGTATTTTCATCTAAGTAAGGTCCATCAAGTAAATCTGCTTCTGTTAATGTCCAAGTGGTATGTGCTGTTCTTGTTAATTTTCTAATAGATACATCTGGATGAACTAAATACATAACATCTGCAGATTGGGTAAATTTAATATCTCTTAATTGTGTTTCAGTATATGGATTGCTGATAGTATATACTCTTGATGCAGTACCTGCAGAACTATAAGCAGTAAAAGCACTTGAATTAATATTAGTTCCATCTTCATCTTGTAATTCAAAAGTGTTAGTTGTTTTGTTTGCTACCTTAAATCTTCTTCCATTTAATTCTGTCATTCCTACAACTGCTTGTATAAGAACAAAATCACCATCAGAATATCCATGTGAAGTTGCAGTAACTACACATGGGTTTGCTCCTGTAGCTGCTGATATAGTTTTTGTTGCTTCATATATTGGTGCTTGGTTTTTATAAAATCTTATTTTACCTGTCGCAAATTCTAAAACATAAGTTTGTACTGTAGAAAATTCGAAAGGTATTAATCTTGTATATTTAGATTGGTCGTGAACTCTTGAAATAAATTCTGTTCCTGGCCTTCTTGACACACCACCATGTGGATGTATAAGAAAATTATTTAATTCTTTTGCAGAATTATTGTAAATTGCTAAATCAGTTCTTCCTTCTAGTCTGGGGGATATTTCACCACCAGTAAAATTTGAGTATGCTAATGTTGTTCTAGCCATTATTATTAAGCCCTCGCATTAAGCCATGTATTAGCTATTATTTCATCTGGTTTTCCTTCTGTCGCATCAGCATGTCTTGCTTCTACAATCTTTGCTTCATATAATTGCCACATAGCATTTGTTAATGTAGTGGAACCTGTGATAGCATAACCTGTATCTGAAGCTAATCTTGCAGCAACTGTTTCAATTAACAATGTATCATATTCATTTGGATCAGTAACTCTCCCAATATATTTAATATATACTGTTGCTTGGTCTGTTAAAATTTCTCTTCCTTCTACTTTCCAATCCATATCCACTTCATTGGAAGAATAAGAACCTGTATGAAAATCTAAAATTCTTAAACAATACGGATCAGTAGGTAAAGGATAAGCATAACTAAACTGATAAGTAGGGGTTGTTGAAGATTGATTTAATTGTTGTCTGTTAATTAAACAATTCCAAGGATGTCCTCTAAACACAGCATCTCTTACAAAATCAAATCTTTGATTTAATAAACGAGCATTTTTACTATCCTCTGTTAATGATACAATATTAGATGCTCCTAACATGTTCATTGCAGAATTACATATATCAACTTTACTTGCCATTAATTATTTTTGTTTCTCCTATTAATAATATAAAAAAATTTTGCCAGTTTCTGTTTACGAGTACTGGCAGACTCAGAATCTTATTCAGGGTTGTGTTTAATTACAAACGCATTAATCAGTTGTATAATACACCCACATGTGAAGCGAATTATTGATAGTAGCACCACCAGTAGTGATGATTATATCAGTTTCACTTGTGTAACGATGTGCCAAACCATTCATAGAAATAGTAGGGGCACCAGCAGAGGTTCCACCTAACATTGATTGTGTTTGACCAGCTGCATTCCATGTACCTGATGATTCTATAAATCTGTTAGGATCATCTGAATCTCCAACTATTAAAGTTGAAGAACCAGCAAGTGCATCGCACTTTAGAATTACATCGTGTACTGTGGAATAAGCAGGCATTCTGGCCATAGTGATTGTATCAGCTGCTGACACAGAACTTGCTTCGTAGGTATCATACCACACTCTTAATACTCCGTGTACTTGCTCAGAAGATGCAGGTACTCTTGGAGTTGCGTCTAAATTTGTAATATTTACACCATAAACGGCTGCCATATTATTTAGTTTCCTCCATTAGTCTTCCCTACATTTAATTTCAACGACTTTTTCTTCTTCCATTCTCGTAGCACCGATACTCATAGAATAATAGACTTGTGTAGCATAACCTTTGTCAGCTCTTTCATCTATTTTTGCTGTAATATCTTTGCCTATTGAAAGTAATAAGCCGTCTTCAGCCCAAGCAATCACTCTACGGTTAGTTCCAGTTTCGCTGGAAAGACGAGTTGATACAATAAATTTAAAACCTAAAAATGTATCAATTTCACCTTGCACTAATGCTTTAACAGTATTGTAATCTGATGAAGTTACAGTTGTTATATTTAACAAATCTGCAAGCTGCTCAGGAGCAACTGCAACATAACGAGGTAATGTTGTGTCAACATTAGCTTCGTCAAGTAATTGCTTTGCTTCTACAAGTTTAGCGATTGTTAAACCTGCTGCAGGTGATCCGACTCCAACTTGTTGCCCTGAAGGGAAAGTTGTTGAAGTAGAACCTGTTTCACCAGTATATGCAGTTCCGAAAGCAGCAGAGATGATTTCATCATCTATAGCTCTTCCCATTGCAAATGCTGTGGCTTGAGAGTAAGGACTTGTTGGATCAATTAATGTTCTGACTTTGTCTTGGTCGTCAATTAAGTCAGCATACTCATAATCAACAAGCGATACTCTTCTTCTGGCATGTGGAGTGTCGATTTGTGGTGTGTCTGCATGTCTGCTCAATCTCTTTTGTGCAGTCGCAGAACCAACTTGATCGTAAAATGCGTTCTTTCCCACTTGGCTTTCAACACGCACAGCATTTCTGAGCAAACTTCCTTTTTGTTGAGAAAGTAATTGCACGTTACTACTATATTGTTGAACGAAAGCTGTAGTAATTTGAGAACTCATTTAGATCTCCTTATCCAAATTGTTAATAAAAATAAACAGCGAGAAGTGCTGTCCATAATTGGACACTCTCTTGGGAAGTAACGATTACCCCATACGAGTCATTGACTAACAACAGGAATGTTCCCATTTACCCTGACTTTTGTTTTAAAAAAACCAAAACAAAAAAAACTTTTTAAACTATCGCACAAGCGTAACTATTGATTTCAAGACCAACAGCAACGATACGAATAGTAGGTTTTTTCCATTCATTCATTTTCCTTATCTATTCCTATTTCCTTTCTATCCTTCTTCTGGATGAACCATCTCTTGCATGTCTGCTACTTCTTTAACTGCATCTTCATGGCCTGGATCTTTACGATTCCAGTATGGTGAACCAGTAACAGTTAATTCTGCAATCTTTCTTTTAGCTTCTGCAGGAGTGAAAAACTCACTTCCTTTTTCTCCAGTAGCAATCTTATCTTCAGATATAGTGTCTGCAATGTTAGACATCAACTTTATAAATGTAGGATGATTGCCTAATTTAGTTCCATCTTTTAATTCTACATCTAAAAATTTAGTATCGCCATAAGTTTGGAATACTCTTTGAGAAGATTTTAATTTTGCGTCATAAGTTTTTCCAAACTCTTTTCGTAATGCAGTTTCTGATTCTGCTCTTTTA